GAGTTTAGTTACGTACGCAATCAACAGATAAAGATAATCAAGAGATTAATAAAAATTCAAATTCCTACCCCGAATTAACTGGCAGGTACCGCAAACAAAATGCAGGAGGGTGAACGGTCGGTGGTTAATGGGAAAAATCAGCCATGGTAGGACAGCCTGTAAAAAAGAAAAGACGAGCTGTATCACCGAGAGAACGAAAAATGGTGAAGTAAAAATCATGTATCTCTTGCATGCGTACGTGAATGTCAAGAGTTGAGATATTACTATAAAAAGGATTTACACTTTCACTAATTGCTGTATTGTTATGAGAAATTACATGAGCATGAGTGTTAATGTATGGTAAGTCGTATGAGTGGAAAGGCTTAATAGCCAGATGAGAGATGTGTTGAAAATGTCCCCACTGAGGAACTTCGGCAACATTCGTGAGGTCTTCAGTCAAGCTAGAATTAGGAGCTCGAATAGATGTCACAAAGAGATTCGGATTATTGGCAGCTGTTGCTGTTGCTACCATAAAACGCATATTGCCACGAAAGAAAAAGTAGCAATTGGCACAATATGCCATCATGTCAGCAATTTTGCTAGCAACGCGTGTTTTTGAAGGCGAACCCTCTAAACGCGCGACCCTATACCAATTAGACTGCTCTACAACTGGATTCACAATAACATAGTAAATTGGACGAGCCAATATTTCACCAAGTTTCATGTGACTCAGCTTTTCATTGCGAGTTTCACGAGTATAGGATGCAGCATTAAGCTTAACCGTGCGCGGATTATGTGTTGCCAATTGTATACCATCAGCAGAACTCTCACCACCCTCAAAATCAGCTTCAGCCGAAAAATCAGCTTCAGCAGTGAATGTTGGAACATTACGTGGATATGAAAAATTAAAATTAGGTGAAGTATTTACTTTAACATTAATATCTACGTTTTCTGCCACACCATTCCCAGCAGTAAGTGGATTAAGCACATAAATAAACAATTTCCCAGTACAAGTATCTAAGGAAAAAGGATCATTATATGTAGCTTTAGGACACATCTTCCAGGGAGTGTTAGCAGTGTATGGAATGGTAATTTTAAATGTATGTGAAGATTTAAGATCTAAAACATATTGTGGATTTGCTAGAACGTCATTCATTGTGATAGGAACGGCACTAGTGTACGCAGGTACAAAGGCTACACCAAGTTGGCCTCTATGAAATTGAGTACAAATAATGTCGAACGTAACTTCAATGTCGCCGTTCCAGCGCTCAAACATGTATGAAAAATAAGCTAAAGGACTAGGTTCTATACGTATGCCATCATAAAAACGGAAAGCATGAGGATTAACATTCATAGTAAAAAGACTATAATAAACAGCTCTAGTAGTATCCCAATTTTGAAAAGAAAAAATAGAAGGACGAGAAAGAATGAGTTTGAGATCCATTTCATCATCTTCAGAAGGAAAGTATTCAGCTGGCATAGAACAACGTGCACCTTGGAACAAATCTAAAGTAGTTGAACTAACGCCTCCAACGCCATGTGTTGTGTCTTGGACTATTCGCTCAGAACTTGGCATATCTAGACTAGGATGATCTAGAAAACCTAATAATTCACCAACATGTCCTGCTACAACTGCAGCGCTTTCAATAGCAGTAGTTGTCTCAGAAATGAGATTGCCAATTTCGCCAGCTTCAGCTTCAAAATCGTCAAATGATGCTTGTGCAGTTAAGCCAGTATGATGTCCTGTAGGATTATAAACATGAGCATTTTCAAAGTGTACATAAACAAAATAATCAAGAGTGGGTGTACTACCAGTTGGGTATTGCAATTGGTTCACGACTAAGAACCGTAGCTTCCCCATAGAACGCAAATTGGTAGCATCGTATGTGTTCAAACATGTGTAAATATGAGCAAATGGAATTCTGATTTCCTGAGTGAGATTCGTAGATGCATCAATCTCAATGTTGGGCATTTGAGAAGCACGCACAACACGAGCATCAACACCATAAATAGGAGACCAGTATGCGATAAGACGACCTTGGTGAAAAGGAGTGCCGTTGAATTGAATTCGAACGACTAGGTCGCCAGAAAGAAAAGTGTAATTGTCAATAATCATGCGAAGTGGATTGATGGTGATATCATCTGGTAAGCTAACAGTAGAAAGTACAGCATTTCTAGAAGTGGTAGCATCCCAGGTGCCAGTGAAAACAAGAGTTGATTTTGACAGTATGTTGGAAAGATAAGTTACTTCCTCAGGTAAACCAGTGAGAAAGTGTTTGGAATTTGTGGATGTTTGGGCAGGCACAGAAGTTTCTACCCGAGCGCGTGATTCATCGAGAAAGGTGGTCAGATCATGAGTCACACTAGAATTTGATTCAAGATTTGGATTAGATGCAAACAGACAAAGTTCATTGTATAAATTAAAACAACAGACAAGAACACACAATGAGAAGCAACCACACAGTGCAAACAAACATGTTGTGTTGAAATGGTTAATGCAACACCACTAAGCCCTCCGCGTCTGTGAACGCAAAGTCTTTCCCAAGCTTGCCGTTTATATTAGCGGTAAAATACCGTATTATAGCCGAAACAAGCTTTTTGGGCATTAGGGGTGGAAACACCAACGAATTCAACGAATTGAGATTCACAGTTTTCCAATTAGAATTACATTTACTACCATAGCAGAAAATGTATTTCTGAGAGTCCATTACGACAGAGCACAACGTGTACTCTGAAGCCGAATTTCTGATTTCCAGAATTTGTTTAGCCGCAGTCTGCCCCATTGTTGTGGGAGCAGGTTGTTTAGAGCACCATCGCTGATAATAAAAACAAAAGTCTTTATACACATACTTTGGTGCAATTCGTCGCATTTTGTCTACATACTGATTGTAGACCTCCTCACCATAGCCAATAAGCGCTTCCAAACAGGAATCTATTGTTTGCTGCAATACCTCCTGCTCTTCATCTTTATTAGCCATAGTCCATCTGAGAGCGTTTTCAATGACAGATAAGTCCAATCTTCCAAAGACACCATCCTCTGTAACATGAAAATCACGTTTAAGAAAATGAGCATCCTTGATGTCTTTGAACTCACTTGTCAAGGCCGTTTTGTCGCCATTAGTCATGGTAAAACCAATTTCCGATAGCCACGTGTTTACCTTATCCGGTGTAAAATAAGGTTGAAGGTCCTCACTTACAGTCATGACAACATCGTCGCCATAAACATGGAGAGAAATATGGTCATAGAAATCCCATAAACCATAGTTGAGTTTGTTTTCCTCTATGCAACGTTGGAAGGCATAGAGGTGGATAATCCAGTTGAAAAGTGAATTGAATTCTGCCGTTCCGAAGCAGCCCGAAGGTAAGCCGCCTACTCGCCTATAAGCATTTCCCAAGCAAACAAAAGTCGCATTGGCATACTCATAGAGGATCTTCTGCCGAAATACATCATTGCCATCGCTGTAAAGTGCATTAATCACATCACAAGCGATACGATAGAGTGAAAAAGAAACCGAGCCATCCCAATTAGTAAAGTCAGCCTCGATAACCTTATCAGAAACGGATATGAGATGATCATAGAGCCGCCCCCAATCACTTCCATTAGCATCAATTCCAACACTACTCGGTGTGTCAATGTACATTTCATGTAAAAAAGCAATAAAATCGCCAAAGTACATTCGTGATAACACTACAAAAGGTTTATTAGAACCCATAAATGTCCGAGTTTTGCCAGCTTTGATTTTTTCTAACGGTCGCGTTTCATCTTTCAAAAGCAATGAGAAGTAAGCATCAGGTCGTTCGCCATTTTCAATTTTACTTTCCATTTCCGCCACCACTTTCCTTAGTTCAGGACCAGGAAGTGGTATATTTCCTTCTCCACGGTCAAAGAGTTGAATGCCAGTAAATGGGTATCCATTCGAACTAGTGATATTAAGTGAAGTGTAACCTTCTCTTTTCTCACCAGCCTCATTTAAGCCACTTACAGCCTCATCAATCGTGGATTTCGTAAAACTACTACGTCCGTGCTGCGCCATTAAATTTTTGAAGTAAGAGATCAGATGTTGAGTGATCGCGTGAGACTTACTTCGGTCCATTACAAACTGATCAGAAAACATCTTTTGTGAATTGAAACACAAAATATTCCTCCTTTCAGTATTGCGTGGGTCTTTGGTGTGTAAGATTGCGGGTTGTTGAGTCTCCGCAAAATGTTCGTTGAAGATTGTAGGTCGAATCGACGTTTGTGAAGGTACAAACGCAGGTGGAGAGATAGCACCAAAACTTTCAGCTTGTAAAAACAGTGAACGCTTTGTTTCACCAACAACATTAGACGGAATGTATGGTTCTTCAGAAAACTGTGGTTTCCGAAGTTTATCCACTTTCGTCAATGTTTCCCTTGTAAACGGTTGAGCAAATCCTTGATTTCCATTTCCCGCCATATGCAATCCGATAAGACTACCAGATGCAGTAAGCAGGAGTGAACCACAAAGTCCTTTTGAAGATTCTATTGTGTAAAAGAATCCTCTAGCTGCAATGCGCGAGCCTTTATGCGCATACTCCAAATCTACCATAGTTGTTTCAGCAAGCTCATATGCACCACGTACATAATGAATTTCGCCATTGGTATACTTAACCGCGTCTTTTGAAGCTGTGTAAAATTTCACGCGGCTATGCTTTTGCCGATCTTCAGCAATTTTATCTTGCTTAAGATTGCTAATCCCCGTAATATCATACTGACAAAAACAAAAATCGTGTTCTACATCACGCAAAATGATGTTATGAACACTGTGAGATATAAAGAAATTGGTTTTTGAGCCAATTAATTGTAACTCATAAGATTTGTCATTAAGAGCATGATTAGGGAAAACAAAAATACCACTGCCGAGAGCTAAAACGGTACAAATGGATTCAGCTTTGCCATTGCAAACACAAGTGAAAAGTCGATTGTGCCAATAGTCCAAAGTTCGGTCACTAAGCGTGTCGTAGGTCATTTGTTCCTTTTCGCAGAGTTCATCAGTCTCAACATGCGCAATCATTGGTCTGCGCGGTTGCACTTTCTTGATAACACGTCTGCGAGCCTTTCGTGCCATTTCGTAATCATATTCACCGGAAGCACCCTGTGATTCCATTATTGTATTACAGCCTTTGAGGAAGTAAAAACTTCCAACTCCAACTGTAGCCAACAACAGCAACATGCCAACCAAAACTTTGTGTTGAGTAATGGTTTCGATGAATTGATCAAAAAGCTCCTTCACTTTCCGAGTAAGTCGTGTAGTTCCGTTGAGAATTGGTTCCTTCACTTTCAAGCCAACAAGCTCTAATAGCGAAGGGTCGGTTTCTGTCGCAAAAAATGATTTGAAGAAATCTGCGATGGTATGGCAGATTGAGCTGATGATAGGCTCCTTCATCTGAGGAATAACTAACTCCTCTTCTTCTTCCTCATCACCAGCTTCAGCTTCAAACTCTCCTTGGTCGACAACTGAATGATATTCCTCCTCTTTGTGCTTCATCATGCCAATAACATCATTAACACAAGTCATCAAAGGATCACCATTATGTGCCACATTAACGTGCTCAGAGTATATCTCTTTGATAGAAAACAAAAAGTCTTCCATACACATGAGATGACTCCAGCCAACTCCATCAATGCCTTCCTTTCGAGATGCAAGAGCTCCAAGTGAACCACTTTTCCTGAAGCTCAGGGGATAAGTCTGTGTATTACGCAAGCGAAAACACACAGTGCCGGTATCGTCTTTTTCCATCTTCGCAAAAACTTTGAAACGCCTTTCCAAAGCTGCATGCGAAGTGACTCCATTCGGTTTGAGACATTCATTATTGCCAGTAGCTATAACAAAATCCGATGTCATAGCTCTTCCTTTGTCAGCTAGCGATGCCATATTAACAG